GATCACAGATATTTCAATAATGTTTCATTTAATAACTATCCCCCTAACAGGGATTATCTTGTCGGAGTATTCGAGCCAGACAAATCAGCATCGTATAACAAGTTTGACGTGACAGGCACACAGGTAGAGGCTTCGTGGTTTCTGAGTCTTGACACAACAGGCATGAGAGGAGCAAGGAAGGCAGACGGGTCGCTGCCAGATACGGATTTCGGCAAGCCCTCATCGTCAAGTCCATTAATTGATGCCGGTACATTTACGGGTGACTATTCAGTAATGGAAGGATTGGATTCTCTGGCATGGACTGGCACTGCACCGGATATAGGATTGATTGAGTATGCAGAACAGAATCCACCTGCCACTCCCTCGGTGGTGTTTACTACGAACGCTTATCGAAGTATAAGCTATGCACTGGTCGGCGGGAATGTCTTTGATGACGGAGGCGATGAAGTAACGGTCAGGGGTGTATGCTGGGGTACTTCATTAAACCCTACGATAGACGGAGACACAACAGTAAACGGTACAGGCGAGGGTAAGTACGTGGCAAAGATTGAACCACTGCTTCTTAGTACCACTTATCATGTACGGGCTTATGCAACAAACCAGTATGGTACTTCTTATGGCGCTGACCTGGAATTTACCACGCTCTCAAATACTTCAAAGATACATATTGCCAGTGGTGGTACCGACCTGATGCATACGGGCAAGCATGTAGAACTTAACGCAGGCACTCCCCCTGTTACGGTACTCGTTACGAGTGCAGATGTATGGGGAGCGGGAGCGGCAACGACAATCGTAACAGACGGAGGCACATTGCAGATGCATTCAAAACTACTGCCTGTAAACGCCACAGATACCACTCATACATGGTCATTGATAAACCGCACAGGGACGGGTACGATAAGTACAGACGGATTGCTTACTGCTTTAACTAATGGAATAGTTACTGCAAAAGTTACAGCAAATGACGACTCGGGAGTAAGCGATACATTACAAGTGACTATTTCAAACCAGGACATTGTAACGAGCATAGATGTATGGGGTACGGGCGGAGCAACAACTATTGCCGTTGACGGGGGTACTTTACAGATACTTAAAAAGACTTTACCGGTTGATGCAACAGACACCACAGCAACATGGACGGTGCAGAACTGGACCGGCTCGGCCACGATAAGCGCTACGGGACTATTGACTGCCGTTGCTGATGGAATAGTCACTCCCCGTGCTACTGCAAATGACGGGTCGGGGAAATATGATACTATCCAGATAACACTATCGAACCAGGCAGTACCGACACAGATCATTGCCAACCATACTATTGTTGACCGCTACGATGATATACCTCAGATTTACATAGACTCCGTAAAAAAACTATGGCTGTCCTATGCTGGTGAATCACACTCAGGGGGCATCCGTTGGGGGCTCGAACTTGTCGAGGCCATAGATGCAAAGTTTGCCGTGAGTACTTATGACGGGGGGACACCACAGGCTTATACTTCCGCAAATCTGAGGGCGAGCCGGGCAACGTGGGGGGATATAAACAATGCTACGGGCTGGAGGTATTCGTATGGAGAAGAAGACTGGTGGACATCGGCTGCTGCCATTGCACGTACAAAAGCCGGATTAGATTATTGTGATGCAACAGGTCCTGAACTTAACGTATTCTGCTATGGCTGGTGCTGGGATGCTACATACTGGAACCAGGTGGCGAATCCCGACCCTGTTTATGATGTTCACTGGTCAGGTCATTGCCTTAACGGACCAGAGGGCGATCTTGCCTGGGGGCTTGATGCAGCAGACCAGGCACTGACAGCAAACTCAGTTTGTCTTGATACATACCTCGCAGCTACTCAGGCATATCTTGACTATTGTGTCGCCCAGGGTTATGCTACTCAGGTAGTCTTTACAACAGGTGCAGTCGATGGTTATACTTCGGGCGAGTACCGATGGGAGAAACAACTTAAATATGACCGTATCAGGACTTATGTAGCTGCCGATGCTTCGAGGATATTATTTGACTATGCAGACATACTCTGTTATGATAATGACGGCACACCGGCAACAGGTTCATGGAACGGGCACACGTATTATTATATAACTGCTGCAAACTACGATTCAGGGGGAGCTTATCACATATCTGAAGCAGGCGCTTTGCGCCTCGGAAAAGCTATGTGGTGGATGCTCGCACGTATGGCAGGATGGGATGGAAACTAAATTATTATGATAAACTTCACGATAGACGGCACTGATAGACTGCTGACACGAATCGAAGCATACCGGAAGGCTTCCGATAATGCCGTTCTGACGGCCGTCAAACAGACGGCACTGGCAATAGAGAAGACCGCCAAGCTAAGATTACGAGGAATGTTGGGGAGCATGAAACATATCGGTATTGGTGCTTTTCTTTGGAAGTCTATTTATAATCGTTCAACAGGGAAGAAAGCTGAATATATTGTCGGAACTCCGGTCGAATACGCTCCTTATATCGAGTTCGGCACGGGCGACCTGGTATTTACAAACTTCAGTTTTGATGCGCAGGCGCGCGAAGTGGCTTCACACTACAAAGGCCGGGGACTAAGAAAGGTGAATATTCGCGGCGATTCGTTCCTCAACTATGCGGCAGTAGAACAGCAGCCAAAACTGGAACAGAGAATAATTGACGAGATGAATAAGGCAAACGCAAATACATGGCTTAAATGATTTCGACCGACATATCATACGACCTGATAGATGGTATCTACGATACACTTAACGGCAAGGTGACTTATTCTGGTATTACCTATCCTGTTTATAAGTCGATACCGAAGACCCCGGAGCAGGTGTATGTATTTGTCGGCAATGTCATTCATGGTGAGGACGGCACAAAAGATACGTTTATATATTACGGTACGGTACAGGTGCAGATCATCGACGAATCGAAGGAACGCGCCGATATGAAACTATCGCAGAAGATACTCGGTGTCGTACGTGGACTGCTGAAGACAAGTAAGGGCGGTGTGTTTAATGTCGTTGATAATACGCTGATAGTATTCTCGCACGAGAGCCTTAACAGCTTCGTAACGATAAACGATAACGGCATAAGCAAGATCACGACCGTCGATATGTATAACTTCCAGATACAGAGCGGGTCGGTGCTTACTGATATGGACGGCAATGTCTATACAACGGTCGATATCGGAACGCAGCAGTGGATCGCTGAGAACCTGCGCGTAACACATTATGCCGATGGTTCTCTGATAGCAAATATAACCGATGCGGGGTTATGGGCGGCAGATACCGTCGGAGCCTACTGTTATTATAATAATGATATTGCCAATAAATCCATTTACGGTGTACTGTATAACTGGCATGTGGTAAATAATGCCTCTGGCCTAGCATATCTCAATCGCGGGACAATACAGGAATCAGGATGGCGGGTAGCTACAGAATCGGATTATGATATAATGGAAACATATCTTGGAGGGAATCTGGTAGCAGGCGGCAAACTGAAAGAAACAGGAATAACGCACTGGAATACACCAAATACAGGAGCTACTAATGAGAGTGGATTTACTGCATTACCCGGAGGTTTAAGGAATAGTAGTGGTGCTTTTGTGAATATACTTACCGATGGGCAATTATGGACTGCTAATGAATTAGGGAATGGGCTTCATGCTTATATGAAAGCAATAGGTTATAATACAGCAGCATTAATAAGCACGGTTACTTCATTAAAATCAGGACTTTCAGTAAGATTGGTAAGAGATATATAGTTATGTATAATTTTAAATTTCAATGATCTATGGCAGCAATTAACGGAACACTTTATGCAGCATTCTCTGGTGCTACACCGGGGGCAATGGCAGTAACCGAGAGGTTATTCTATTGTAAGAACGCAAGTCTGAACGTCGATGTTGACTTACCCGACTGTACGACAAAAGAGTCGGCAGCATGGGCGCGTCATATCAGCGGACTTCGTAACTGGTCGATAGATTTCGACGGTGTGTTCGATGTCGGGACAATAGCAACGGAAATCACACCAACTGAAATATTAGCGGCAATCATTGCACGATCGGCAGATACGACGATGGCTTTCATTCCGGCAATAATGGGTGTGGCGACTCCGGGATGGTCAGGGTTGGGGACATTTAAGAACATCAAGATCGATGCACCGATGGAAGGCCCGATGACATTCTCCGGCTTGATAGTCGGCAACGCACCGCTGGCACTGTTTGCGGCATAACAAATAAATACTTAATGATATGGCAGCCATTAATGGTACTACTTTATTATTGTATTCCGAGGGCGTGGCTGTGGCTATGCAGAAAGGTATATCTATCTCGGTCGATCAGGACCTGCCGGATGCTACAAACAAGGAATCCGCCGGGTGGGCGCGGCATATAAACGGGATATTGACGGCAGGTATTGACTTCGATTCGTTATTCTCAACCGGACTGCTGACGGACACTCCAGCGGTGATGGGCGCAAAGGACCTAATGGATTATATACTGAACCGTGAGTCGATGCTTGTCGAGATACTCGGACTGACGTACCCGATCGTGGCCGAGGCAGACCTGTCATCGCTGAAGTTCGCAGCACCGATGGAGAACGCCATGACGCTCTCCGGCAACCTGAAGGTGAAAGGTGAACTGTATGTGCTGGCTTCACTGCCGGCGGGGAAGTACGTCAACCTTGTTACCGACCCTGACAGCGGCGGCACAGACTATGATACGCATACAGACACAGGAACATCCTTTACGTCGCTCATCAACTCGGCAGGAGCGGCTTATGCGAAATCCAATACATTTGCTGTGACATCGGGATATACGTATAAGTTCATTACGTTCGTGACGCTCAATTCTGGTCAACTGCCGGATGTGGCAATATTTGAAGTCGGCGGCGGCGCTGCTGCAATATCAAACGTCGTTACGCTGACGGCAGGGCTCAACATCATCACGCTGACGGCTACCGACACTCACGACGGCTGTCTGAATATCAGCAATACCGGCGCATCGAACCTGAAGACTTCACCGATTTATCTGTTCCGCGTATGAGATTAGCTTTCAAACGGCGGTTTGGCTTTGGTTACGTCGAGCGCGATGTTCCGGTGACATTGAATATCGGGACATTGGAGGCGGTATGTAAGGCGCTGAAAATCGAGTTCTGGCAGATAGGCGAAACATTGAAAAAAGATAATTTCGATTTCGTCACCGAGTTGCTTTACCAGGGTTATGTCTCTGCCTGCAAGGACCGTTACCGCAGGCCGAAATACGGGCGGGAGAAAGCCGTCATCTGGAAAGAATACATGAGCCAGTCGGCGCAGCGGGAGTTTACTGATATGATGACCGCGCTGTTCGGCGAGATAACAAAGTCGGGTATTAAAAAAAAAAGGCAAGCCGACCAGGTTGACGTGGCTTGAGATACGTTCTTTTGCTATTGGTGAGATGGGATGGTCGCGCGACAGGTACGTCCACGCAACGATCGAAGAGTTCAACCTTGCTGCCAGGGGGTACTGGAAAAACCATGAGCGTCAGTTGTGGCGGACACGGGAGGTAATATGGGAACTGATTCGCGGCAATCCTTACTATAAAGCGGAAGATAAGCCTAAACGCAGAGACGAGATAATGAAACTCACGATCGATGAGACGAAGAAAGAAAAGGAGACTGTATATAAGATCACAAAAAAAGACCTCGATGTTTTTGATAAATTAAGAAATGGGATTTCTACGGGATTTGATCATACGGATCCGAGGTGACAAGACACAACTCGATTCAACGCTTGCCGGAGCAAAGACTTCCGTCAACTCGTTCGGCAATGTAGTACGGAAGATCGGTGGTCTGATTGGTGTCGCCTTTGGCATACGCGCCATTGTTAACTTCACTAAGGAAGCCGTGAGGCTTGCCGCCGAAGCCGAAGGTGTGAAGAATGCTTTTGCAAAGATGGGCGGTGACTCACAGCGTGTGCTCGAGGATATGAAACGTGCTACGCGCGGTGTTATTGATGAATCCGACCTGATGGCGCTTGTCATTAAGGCACAGAACTTTAAAATACCGCTTCAGGACCTCGGCAAATACCTTGAGTTTGCAACAAACAGAGCTATCACGATGGGTAAGTCTATATCAGACTTTGCCGAGTTGATGATAATAGCACTCGGACGGGGAAGCGGAGCATCGCGGTCACTGATCCAGATGGGACTTTCCACGAAAGAAGTGAACGAAGCGCTCAAAGATACACAGGGATTGATGAAACTTG